CGCGCCGAACCTCATAACCGTCAAACTTGCCGCCCCTGCATGGCCGGTTCTTTGGCTACGGCGCGTCCCTCTTCAAACCGCTGGTTGAGCGGGTTAATACTCGACTGCTCCTCTAGTACCTCTAGTGCTCCTAAAGGCACGCCCCTCACAGCCGCTTGAGTAGCTACTTGCGGCTTTTTTTTAACTTAATAACTATAAAAAACCATGAACGATAAACGTGATTTTAGAGAAGAAACCCTGCTTAACGCTGCCGAAGAACGACTGTTAACGTTCGTCGCCGGTAAATACGGCGTTTCAAAGTCTTCAGCACTGCGGCTGTGCTTGCATGTGGTCGGTGATGATCTTGTCAGAAAAGACCGTCTTGCCGATACAGGGATTGTTACGGATGGTTAACGGATGATTGATAAATAACGATAAGAGCGATTAATAACAAAGAGAGATGATGATATGAATATAAATATTGAAAGTACACCTTATGGCTTTAGCAGTCTTGCATGCCCTTCATGTGGAGAACCCACCCTTCATCATGGTGAGGTCGAGGTTTTTATAAGGACTAATGAAGATAGCCAGACAGGAAGGCACATAATGGTAAAACAGAATGGCTGGGTCGATACTGACGATAATATTTCATTAAATCCCAGCGAAAGACGTGATGGTGTGCTTATCCATTTGTCTTGTGAAGGTTGTTCAAACAAGAGCGTACTTGCCATCGTTCAGCATAAAGGCGAAACCCAGTTATCAACTGGAATTGTTCAAGAGCGAATTAATTATGCTGCCTGATGCTAGCATAGACGGTAGCAAAGTAATGACATCAGAAAGATTCCCTGGCTTGCTTGCGCCAATACCTGAGAACATACCTGATGCCCTTAAGAAATTACCACAATGGATAGTATGGCAAACAGAATACGACCATAAGAAAGAGAAGTGGACTAAAGAACCACGGCAATCAAGATTTCCTAATGCCAGGGCATCAAAAAGTAATCGATGGCACTGGTCATCCTTTGATACTGCCTATAGCTCCTATTTAAATCATGATTTTTTAGGTGGGGTTGGCTTCATAACTACAAAAGACGATCCCTTCATGTTTTTTGATATGGACAAGTGCATTGTTGATGGGAAAATTGATAATGATGCAATGGATGTGGTTTATTCTATTGGGTCTTACGCAGAAAGATCGCCTTCAGGAAAAGGAGTCAGAATTGTAGCTTTGGGAAAACTGCCAGGTAAACAGATCAATAACCAGGCTATAAAAAGAGAACTTTATGATGGACAGGAAGATTCTTTTTTAACGATAAGCGGCCATGTTTTTACAGATCAGTTTGAAATACTTCCGGCTCAGGATGCTATTAATAAATATCATTCGCTATGGCTTACGTCTTCAAGCATCAAAGAAAAAACAGTTATTGAGTTCAGTGAATACTTTATTGATGATATAGACCTATCAAGACTTTCACAATTTACCTTATCAATAATTGAAGGTAACTATGACAGCTATCCGTCAAGATCAGAGGCGTTATATGGCGTTGTTCTTGATATGCTGTCAGCAGGCTATTCAAACGATGAAATATTATCAGTTATCACCGATGATTCCTATGCAATATCGGAAGTAGCAGCATCAAGACGTCCTAATAATCGCGAGTCACAAAGAATGTGGATCGCCAACTATACGCTTAAAAAAGCTTTATCAGAACACAATGAGACAAAAGTATTCATTCAAAGCAGGGAAGCCATAGCCGAACTTATTGAAAGTACTAATAATAAAAAATCATCAATAAAATCATCTATACCTTATTTTAAAATACCTTCCGTAATACCTGTAAAGCGTTTACAGGAAATGTCTAACTGGATGTCAGGATTGTCTGAAAAGCCAACTCCAGCAATTAGTACTGCTGGCGCTATAGCCTTGGGTAGTGTATTAACAGGAAGGATGTACAGAAGCACACGAGCAAACTGGACATCATTATTGATGGCTGTTAGCGGATCAAGCGGAGTAGGGAAAAATTATATAAAGGTTGGAATAGAACGTGCGCTGCAAAAAGCAGAATTAATCAATCTGATAACAGGAGATTTTTATACGCATCAAACTGCTGTTTATTGTGAACTAAGAAAAAAACCGTGTCATATATGCATATCAGACGAGTTCGGCGAGAATTTCATGGAGGCAAGAAAAAATAACAACGCTAATAAATTGACTGTTTTTAAGTCATTTAAAAAAGCCTACTCAGATGCCGATCATTTTTATAAACCAGAGTCTTTTTCAGACATAAAAAATAAGGGTGAAATTGACACATCACCTGTATTTAACCCGTCATTAACATTGCTTGGACTCACCACGCCGCTTCAGTTTTATTCCGAAATAAAAGTATCACATATAGAATCTGGATTAATTAATCGCTTTATAATAGTTAATATTGAAGACGGTCAACAAACAAGGCGAAGCTTTGGCGAACCAAATCCACCTGAAGATTTAATAACATGGATGAAGCTGGTAAGGCATGTCGATAAACCATCGTTTTGCACGGCTCATAATCATTACCCTACTCCTATTGTCGTTAAATTTTCAAGACAGGCAGAATCATTATTTGATCAAGCTGAAATATATGAAGAACATATAGCAAATAGCCTTGCTGGTGATCATCTTGATTCAATGGCAAGGCGGTTACGTGAATCATCCATGCGGTTAGCAACGTCATGGGCTGGGTGTGATAACTATGACAATCCTATTATTAGTGAAGAAATAGCTCATGAGGCTATTAATTATGTGTTTGGCAATGGAATGCAAACTATCGATAAATTAAAGTCAGGAACCGGAGAAAATGACTACCAAACAAGCATGAATACAGTCCTTAATTATATACAGTCTTGTGAAAATGGAATTACAGACTCTGAATTAAGCAGAAGGTTCAGGTCAATAAAACGTAAGGAAAGATCAGAGATAATGGCCCACCTTCAGGATTCTGAGCTTATTTATGGAGAGCTTATTGATAATGGAACAGGAGCCAGAGGACGTAAAGCCATGACATGGATGGCATTATGATTAATTCTTTCCATTCTTTCCCATTCTTTCCAAATAGCCTTGGAAAGAAATAAGCCAGTACCTACGCCATTCAAGGAATTCTTTCCTTCTTTCCCGCTTGCCCTAAATATATATATATATACATACATACACGCTTGGAAAGAAGGAAAGAATTCTGTAGGCCACAGTACTAAAGGGTTATAAGTTTCCCGATATGTTTTGGAAAGAATTGGGAAGAATTGCAAAGAATTGGAACAATTAAAAATTAAATCTATAGGAGACAGAAATTATGATTGAAGTAGACATGGAAAATAAAAAGATAGCAGTTGATCATGAAACCTATAAAAGAATGACTCAAGGTACTGCATTTCAACGCAGCATTAACTGTTTAGCATTGATGTTTAAAGAAATGGATGACTTTGATGACTTTTTATTCAAGACCAAAAATGTGCCTAAAAAAATGCAGAAGAAAATTATAAAAAAGATGAGGGCCGAAAGGGTTGCATATTTCAGAAGTAATCCACCACCGGGTATTGATATGGAAGCGTTAGACATGTTCTTGTCTTGCCAATAAGTATCTTAATTAGAACTATGACCCCACTTGAACAATCCATGCTAAACCAAATCATGACCGCAGGTCTCGCTGAACCGGAGCAGGAATATCCCACCGGCTATGGAAAAACCCGTTTCGACTTCGCTTGGCCGGAAATTAAACTTGCGGTTGAGGTGGAAGGGGGGACTTGGATTAAAGGTAGGCATTCTAGGCCCGTAGGCTTCGCTAGAGACGCGAAAAAATATAATAGGGCAGTTATAGCGGGTTGGAGAATAATACGCGCTACGAGCGATATGGTGGCTTCTAGGGAAGCAATTAATGACGTAGTGGATGCCTTTAACTCTAATTTGAACGCAAGATGAATAAACTTTCTTTAAACAACAAAGCAAAGGAACAAATAACAAGTCCACAAAAAAAGCTTTCATGCCACGAATGCTATAACTTAGGACATACCCTAGGGGCGGAGTCAGAACGCGCCGCTATCGCAAATAATATCGGCTTTTTAGTTGCTGCCTATAGCGACATCGAGGTTGTGACTGCAGTGCTTAGGCAGCTACGGGATTCAATAGATAATTTATCTTCATCAGGGAACGCAGAATGAGAAAAACCATAGAAATAAAATTAACTAACCCATTCGCTAAGATGCCAGCCTATGCAAACTATGGGGATGCCGGGCTAGACCTGGCAGCCGCTATAGAAGACGATGTGGCTGTCTATCCAGGCACTAACGTGATGATCACGTCTGGAATAGCCGTGCATATCAACGACCATAATGTAGTGGGGGTACTGGTAGGAAGGTCAGGTCTGGGACATAAATGCCGGATAAGGCTGTCAAACTGCGTCGGCATTATAGACAGCTCATACCAACAGACCATCGGAATATCCGTATTTAACGACGGTGACGGCGTTTTTACAATAAAGCGCGGCGATCGTATAGCACAGCTGCTTTTCGTGCCGGTGTATCAGGCTAATTTAACCTTGGTGGATGATTTTACGGTTTCTAGTGATCGCGGCGGGTTTGGATCTAGTGGCGTGGCGTCATGATGGATAAATTTATTAAATCGATGGCCTTTTTTGTTGCGCTTTGTTCGATTATTTCAGGACTTGCGATGATGGTAGCAGTTGCTCCATTTATGTTGGGCATGGCACTGCTGGTAGCGCTGGGTGGCGCTATAGTGATGTTTATAAGTTATGTTATTGAATGGCTTACGGTGTAGGAGAGGTTGTACGATGACAGAAAAACAGGCTGGCTATACTGTTAAAGTGGGTAATATGGAAGGAGGACACGTGGAAGGCGACAAGCATGATAAACATAAGCTGGACTGGACATTGCTACCTGTGCAGCCTGTTCATCAGGTGATACAGGTGCTGGAGTTCGGTAAACGCAAATATTCGCGCAACAACTGGAAACGAGTACCCGATGCAAGGCGGCGCTACCTGGCCGCCGCATTTAGGCATATATCGGCAATCAGCGACGGAGAATGGCTGGACGATGAATCAGGTTTACCACACGCCGCTTGTGCCGTGTGCTCATTGCTGTTTTTACTTTGGTTCGTAAACGAAGGAAAAGGAGAAAGTGAATGAAGCAAAATTATGATGCCGTGCCACTACTGCTAGCACTTATAATTGTGGTGAGCGTAGCAATCATTGGCGGGTTAATGATAATGGTTGATTCTGCTACAAATTTATTGGCAGCAGTAAGGAAGTTATGAAAGAAACTATGATACTAGATATTCTTGAAAAAAGACTTTGCTCAGTAAAAGAGCAAATTGATAAAGTAAATGAGAATAAATTGATCGATATAGAAGAAATAATCAACTTTGCAGAGTGGCGACTTGACGTTTTACATACTTTAAAAAGACGCATTGAGGAGATGTTGTTTATTGAGAATATTGTGGAACTGTGCCGGACGGGTAGGTAAGCATGAAAAGGTGGACATTGGCAGATGACAAAGATCTAGAAAATGAAAGAATCGACAAATTTCTTGAAGAGATTATTGAGGTAAGTAGGCGTCACGGATTGTCATTGAGTCATGAAGATAGGCAGGGTAAATTTGTTGTACAAAAATACAGCCAAGATAACGCTGAGTGGCTAATTGGCGCTGACGACGATACCAATGAACATTAATTTTAAGGACATAGTATGGCTGAAGGATTAACTCCAAAACAAGAAGCATTCGTTCAAGCTATTATCAGTGGTAAAACTCAGAGTGATGCTTACAGACTGGCTTACGACACGTCAAAAATGAAGCCTTCATCAGTACATGAGTTGGCTTCAGTACTAATGACAGACGTCAAGATTTCCTCAAGAATCAAGGGTATCAAGGAAGAATTGGCTAAGCATTTTATGTGGACACGCGAGGATAGCGTTAGAGAGCTGACAAGCGTGATAAATGACATGAGCGCAAGGTGCTCTGATAGAACCGCTGCGGTTAAGGTTTTGAACGAAATGTATGGGTTTAATGCTCCGATAAAACACGATGTAAACGGAACAGTAACTCATGAGATGGCAATAGAGATGCTTAAATGACACCCAATGAGCTGGAAATCCGTCAGCGTCTTAAGGATGATTTTGAGCATTATGCAAGAAAGTGCCTATTCATCAGGACAAAAAAAGGTGGTTTGGAACCGCTTGTTCTAAATGAGGCCCAGCGTTATATCCATAAAAAACTTGAACAGCAACTGCAAGAGACAGGGAAGATAAGGGCGTTAATACTGAAGGGTAGGCAACAAGGCGTGTCTACATACACGGAAGGTCGATTTTATTGGAAGGTGACGCACAGGAAAGGGGTGAAAGCTTTTATCCTGACTCATGAAGCCGAGTCTACATCCGCGCTGTTCGACATGGCGCAGCGCTATCATGATAACTGCAGTCCTATTGTTAAGCCGTTAACTGGAGCGTCGAGCGCAAAAGAGTTGTACTTCAATGCGCTGGACAGTGGCTACAAGGTAGGTACGGCCGGAAATAAGTCAGTAGGACGAGGCACTACCATTCAGTATATGCACGGTAGTGAAATCGGATTTTGGCCCCATGCGGCAGAGCACTCTAAAGGCATACTTCAAGCCGTTCCAGACGCCCAAGATACCGAGATAATCCTTGAGTCAACAGGCAACGGTGTAGGAAATTTCTTTCATCAACAGTGGCAAATCGCCGAGCGAGGCGATTCTGAGTATCAAGCCATATTCGTGCCGTGGTACTGGCAGCCTGAATATGTAAAGCCGGTGCCCGCAGGCTTCGTGATGACTGACGAAGAGGCTATGCTGTCAACTCAGTATGGCTTAATGCCTGGGCAAATCATGTTCAGACGTTCAAAAATAGCCGATTTGTCCGTAGACGGCATGGATGGCACGGCCGCTTTTAAGCAGGAATATCCGTTTAACGCGATAGAAGCCTTTCAGGTATCGGGAGGCGACACGCTGATTAACCCAGATTGCGTGATGAGAGCGAGACAAGCTAAAGTTGATGCTGTTGGTGTCGTCATCATTGGCGTTGATCCAGCGCGTTACGGAGATGACAGGACGTCTATTATTTACCGGCAGGGCAGGAAGGCTTACAACCTGACAAGCTATAGCAAGAAAAACACCATGGAAGTAGCGGGGATAGTAAACACGCTCATAAAAAAAGATAATCCTGCTCAGGTTGCTGTTGATGTAGGGGGCTTGGGAGCAGGTGTTGTTGACCGGCTCATTGAGTTAGGTCATGGCGATATTGTTGTTGCTATTAATGCCGGGGAGTCGGCACTAAACCAGGACAAGTATAAAAATAGACGGGCTGAGATGTGGGGAACTTTAAACAAATGGCTTAACGATTCTATGCCCGTGCAAATCCCCGACAAAGATTCGCTACATTCAGATTTATGCGCTCCGTTTTATAGCTATGATAGCAATTCTAGGCTGGTAATAGAGCGAAAGGAAGAGATGAGAAATCGTGGCGTCAGGTCGCCAGACGAGGCGGATGCTTTGTGCCTTACTTTTGCTGAGCCAGTTAGAGTTAAGAAGCAGTATAAACCTGTTAACTATTACCCTGCTGATTCTGTTACAGGGTACTAAATGTCCGCTAAAACGGACTTTGAACTAATGATTGCCGGGAGGCAAACAATGCAAATGCAAGACGAGTATGAACCGGAAGAAGAATCTCCGGAAATGGAATCCGATGAGCAGCTTGGTGAGCGCGTCCAGGCGTTAGGCTATCGCTTGAAACG